TGATCGCTTCAGTGACAGTTTGCTGCCGCTCGCGGATTACTTTAATCAATCTGTCAATAATGTAAACATCTGTCATTCTGGTTTCCTTGATTTTCTGTCAGCACCTCAACATTTCCACGCTCTAAGGGATTTGTTGATGCGGGAGTTTGGATCGCTGGCGGTCTTTGCGCTAGTCAGTTTCTTCTTCATGCCTGTCATACGGGCACAGAAACTTGCCTTGCGGGGGCCACCCTCAGGCTGAGGGGCTTTCAACCCCGGTTTTCCGGGATTTGCCTTGTTGTAGGAAGCTCGGCCCTTGGCGTTCAGACCGCCATTCTGGTTTTTCCCCTCTTTGCGCTGCCATGCGGGTGACTTAGCCATCACTTCCCCCTTCTGGCCGCAGCCATATTATCGACGAGGTTTGGATAGGGACGGCCAGCCTTTTTAGCCGAAGCCTTGGCGGAGGACTTCTGTTTGGCTGACAGCTTCTTTGGAGCGCCAAGCTTTGATGGGCGAGACTTGTCCCAGATCGGTTTCTTCGCCATCATGCCATCTCCGTTGCCTTGGCCTTTACGTCGTTGACCCGGATCGTCCAGCCCTTGCCAAAAGTGTCAAAAGTGTTGAGACCCCTAAGGAAGTCCATCCGCATGTTGCAGATCTCATCCACGGTATCCTCGGCATCGCATTTCTGGATAGCCTTCATGGATTGCGGTCCGATGACCCCATCAACCGTTACTCCAGCTATCTGTTGAAGGTACTTTGCCGCCCGTCCAGTGCCGGAGTTCACGGCCAGATCATAAGCGGCATAGTCCACCCCAGAAGGTAACTCGTCGCCCCTGATCCGGTCCCAGTAGTTCTTCTTATAGAAGGGCTTGACCATCTCGGGCGTCAGTGCCCGCATGTCCGCCTCGGTCACGTCGTGATCCAGATAGAGTTCCCAGTTGGTGCGGGTAACTCCCAGATTTGTCATTCCGCCCGGATCCTTCGGATGGTTCACAAAACCACCTTCGTGCTTCAAAACCATGGCAAAGCAGGCGTCCCAGTTCTCTTTCATCTCACTTATCCTTTCCGGTCAGGGCGTCTGTCTTCTGTTTCGATCCGGCGCTGGACCCATAGTAGAATTGCACGACGCCGGTCCATGAGGTGCTAAGAGACCCCAGCATCATCAGAAGAACTTCTGTCCCCGTCTTAGGAATTCCAAATACAAGGATCCAAACCAACGCTCCAAAGAACCCAAACGTAATGCAGAAAGCCAGTGCCTTCGGGGTCCAATCCTTCGTCTCCCGTTGCATCTGACGGGCGCTATCACGGTCCCCGGCAGCAATGCGTTCAAGGTCGATGTCCAAGGACTTCATCTGAACCTTGAAGTCGGCGTCGATCTTCTTGATAGCGGCAAGTTGGTCGGGGGATGCCGACGCCATTGCCTCGGAAATCTGATCCTCTGATGCGTCCTCGTGCCCGAACAGGGCGCTCGACAGGGTCTTGACGGCGACCCCCGCAAGAGGACCCCCCAACGCAGTGGCGATGGAGGGCGCGATCTGTCCAAGCAAAGGTCCAAACTTAGCGATGAGATCCACGTGTAGCTCCTAACGATGAACGACGCCGATGAGGAAGAGGATGATAATGGCGATGATAAGAACAGCCGTTAGGATGGCAGAACCCCAAACCATGATGTTGTGCATCAACTCTTCCTGCTCCTTCTCGGCCTCAAGGGCCGCCGCCTTCATATCCTTCTTGATCTGTGTAGTGTGTGACAGAACCTGATCCCAAGCAGCAATTCCAAACTCGCCGATGAAATGGTTCGTCAACTCTTCCATCATCGAGTCGGCTTCAGCCTTGGCGGCATAGGCCTCCATCGCAACCTGTTGGGCGGATTTACCAGAAGTCAGGCTTCCCTTTGGATCTGCCGCGACACGGGTGATCGCAGCAATGCTGTCAAACAAAGAACCAAGGTCCTTTGCCATGCCCTGCAACTCTTTGCCCACGGCGATGCCAGCCTTGAGGGCTTCAAAGGATACCTTCGCGGCAGCAAGGAGGGTAAGTGGGTCCACCTATTTCCCCTTTTCAATAAGGGTGATCCGCTTGTCGAGTTCCGCAACCAGCTTCATCATGTCGAAGCGGATAGCGGATCTAGCCTGCGCAGCGTCTGCCGCCATATCGAGGCGAGACTTCTCGACCGCCGACATTGATCGTTCACGGTCCAAGGTCATGGCGGCACGGGCCAAGGCGCTTTCCTTTTCTACCTTGGCAATCTGGTCAGATAGATGTTCCCGGATCTGAGCCATATCAATGGTCGTCCCCTGCGGAGGGATGGCCTTGTTATCAGCGTTCACGACCACGGCGATCTTGGACTTCAGTTGAATGATCTCACTATTCGCCGAGGACAGCGCACTCATAAGATAGACCACGCACGAGAACAGGATCGGGATACCAGCGAAGGTAATTTTCTCGACCAATGCGCCCTTAGAGGCGCTCGCCGCCATCTCAATGGCAAACTTTTCCTGTTTCTCTTCCGTTGTGGACATGACAGATCACCTTAGCTGACAGTGTACTTCTGGGGACGAAGCATCGCCCCAAAGCCACGGGCAGTCTGTTCGCCCTTGGGGGCGGCGGGGATCGACACGCCTTCAGCATAAGTCCTCGGAACAATGCCCTGACGAACAATGTCCTGATTCATCTCGATGGAAACGTCCTGCTGCTTCGCACGGGGGGAAGCCGCCTGACCATACTTGGCGGTGCTGATTGCGCGGGTGAGGTTTGCCACTGGTGTTCTCCTTAGCCGAAGAGTTGTTTGTATTGCGACAGATAGTTCCGGTAGCTATTTGGGTTGATAGCTGCTTGCTGGATGGCGGGCAAGTTTAGGTCATACGCAAGTTGTCGTGAGGGCTGACCAAAGTCAATAGTGCGGCCATTCTGGACAACAGGAGACCCAAACTGACGGTTCGAACCGGCGATGCCTTGAAACTCAAAGTTCCTTGCAGCGACAGAACTGAGTGACCCAGAAGTAGTGGGAGGCCTAGCAGCCCCACCGCCGCCACCGCCTCCAATCGAAACATTGGTTCCGCCACCACCGCCACCACCCCCGAGGCTAGAGATACCCCCGCCGGACGGCGTATACCCACCAGAGGCAGGAAGCGCCATCGGACCCGGAGCAGGTATCCTCTGTTGCTCAACCGTTGGGGCTCTTGTCAGTCCGGGAGGACTGACACCACCAACCGAAGGCGGAAGAACGTACTTCGTTTGAGGGTTGCTGTAATCCAAGGGCGACGGGGTTGCAGGCTTACCAAGATTAGCCAGTTCTTCCGGAAGGGCATATTGCTTGTTGATAGGCTGATAGGGGGGACTGTAGGGCTGCGGCTCACCCATTCGCGCTACATATCCGGGAAGTTCATAGCTCTGGCCGGGGGGCTGATAATCCAACGGTGAGGCAGTCTCGGGTTTCCCAGCAAACGCCAGCTCCTCGGGAAGAACATACGCCTTCTCAGGGGCAACGAACGGAACCTGATATTCCTTGGCGACAGGCGCTCCGTCAGACGGTTCATCCAACACGCTGACGATATCCGCGCCCGGCGATCCCGGCGCATTATAGGACATGCCCTGCGATCCGCCCGGAAGAGCGTAGGTTCCAGTTCCAAATGGTGCGGCATACGGGATAGTGGATGGTGCAGTTGTGGTTGCAGAAGTTTCGCCGGGAAATGGGCCGGGGACCTGAACAGGTCCTTCCGCAGGATACGAGATGACAGGCGTGCCCCCCGCCGTCTTCGGGAGCGTTCCGATTTCAGCAGGGGCCTCAACAGGAGGGACATACTCAGTGGCCGTCGCGCTCTTGGGGTAGTTGGCAAAGCCACCTGTCAGGTTGCTGCCAATCATCGAGCCGGGAGTTTCCATCCCAGCCAACTTCATCCCAAAAGCCAACGGGCCATAGAATGGGAGGCCCAAGGCCCCGAGACCAAGGTCAATCGCAGCACCCGGCGCAGCCTTGATTGTTCGGTCCATCCAAGACGGACTTGTGACGGCATTCGCGTCAGGGGTTTCACCCGTTTGCGCGGGGATATTAGCAGGAGGCGTGGGCTGCTCGGCATACGACATTATGCCCCGTGGAAGATTGTATGCAGAGTTTCCAACACCAGTAATCATTGTGGGTAGGGCAGGAGGCGTATTGTAGGCAGATATCTCAGCATCGCTTGGGCGGGCAAGAGGCATTGGAGCTTCGCCCGCAGCAAAGGATCGAGCGCCGCCACTACCGGGGACATCATATACAAAGGTCGTAGGACCAATGTTCACGGCATCCCGGTTATTGGCCCAACTCGGGGGAGCGCCAGTCTCCATGCTTCGTAGAGCATAGAAGTTCCTTGCCCCGCCCGTGATATCAATACCTCGATCAAAAACCTGATTGAAAGCTTCTTCAGCAGCCTTGTATTTCGGGCTGTTCTCAGGAACAAGGGTTGGATCCCTGTTCGGATCGCCTTGGTTACTGGCATTCCACCCGGAAAACTGTCGGGGAGCCTGCACAACGTCGATAGCAGTATCGCCCCAACGCCCAGACTCAAGGCGGTTGCGGATCACCCCACCAACGCCCATCGCTTCCTGAACAAGGGTTGGGTCACCTTCCTTCTTCCGGTAGTCGGTCTCAGAAGCAATCGTCTGGATGACAGCCTTGCGTTCAGCTTCTGTCATTGAGATTGGAGGACGGACTTCAATCGGCTTACCCCGGAGATCGACGCCCGGAAGACGGTTGCCATAGCGATCCTCACCAAGATCAGGCAAGTTCTTGTCGTACAAAGCGGCATAGCCGCTCTCTTCCCCAACAGGAGCCTCGGCCTCCGCAGATAGATCAACGCCGGGCCTCAACCCACCCACGGTATCCGTGATGAGGTTCCCCTGCGCATCCACAAAGTCACCAGCCAGCGGGGCAGTGTTAATGCCGTCCGTCGTATCCCCCGTCGCAACGTCCGGGTTCCCCTGCTCATCAACAGAGAAGTTGGGATTGACGTTCGAGTAAATCTCGTTGGCAAACTCCGGAGCAAACTGCGAACGATAGAAAGCGTCCGGGCTCAAGTTGCCAAGGATGTCAGAGCGAAGGTTCGCGGTCGGATCAGCGTAGGCGAAGAACGGCAGATCAGGAGTAATCGGCTCCGGAGTCGGTGTGACGATAGGCTCTGTTGTCGGAGGGGTGTAGACATCCGGGGGAGTGTAGACATCCGGGGGAGTGTAGACATCCGGGGGAGTGTAGACC